AGATCCTTTGCTGCACCACTCGTGCAAAGGCTGCCAGTGAACCCGTCCAGTACCACTCAGTCATCATCGACTGTGGTAAAACCATACGTGCCTGCTCTGGTGCCACTCCAGCAGCTATCATGTTGCCGTAGAGGGCCTTTGAGTTCTCCACAAGGTCAGAGTAAAGGGTGTCCCAACGCTTCGCCTCACGGCCTTCAAATGACTCCTCAGATGACCCTTGTTTCTTGTTGTCAGCTTTCTTTCGCCATGAGTCAGGCTGATGGAACTCCGGGATGATGTCTACGTAGCGTCTTGAGATTTCATTCCACACTAGTCCCACTTGATGCTTCACCAGTTGCCTAGCGACAAACACAGGTGCTTTGACCCTGAATTGAACCTGTACGTGTCCAAAAGGTGTCCAGTGGTTGTGCTTTGCTAGGTACCTGATGAGTTTCTTGTCTCTACTGCCGAACTCGTCTGACTCAGCAGCAAAGGACACTCTAGCCGCATTTACGACAGTTAGGTCTGACCCCATGATGTCTAATAGATCTACTTTCATACTACATAACTCCTATTGGTTGTAATGGTGGGTCAAAGGTTGAAAACATGACGACGATGAACAAGCACCAGACCACCATGGCAGTCCAAAAGATGAGATCAAAGTCGTCTTCGGTCACATTACCTTCTGCAATGTCTACAAAGATACTGTGCATGGCTCTGTAAAGCCTCTTGAATATGTTCATTGATTCACAAACTCCTCTCTTATCGTCAGAGATACGCATACGTCTCCGTCCGGGTGGTTCTTGTACAGGTTAATCAGTTCGTGTCTCAGGGACAAAACATTAGACAATTGTGAGTCTTCGTCTTCCCAGTCTCTAAACATAGGGACACAGGCTAACACCTCTTTTTTGTCTTTTGTCATCACACCGTCAATTCGTTTGTGTGACCAGTAGTAAACCTCTAGTACTATGTCGAATGCTTCTGTGTCTATGCTAACCATGCTGGTATCTCCCTGTTTGTCCATCTCATGTCAATCTCACTCCTTCTCACTTTGTAATAATTACGGTAAGCCTGTACTGTGTCGTCAGTCTTACACTCGTCATAGATGCACTGCGGTGGTGCTGTGAATGGTAAGTCAGGCAGCGCTGTTGGTACAACTTTGAGGTACTGCAGCTTCTCACGTTGTGTCTTGTGAATCTTGCCGTATCTGTAGGTATACTCTGCAAACAATGCCTCTAGGTACTCAAGACCCCATTTGTAGGCAGCCTGAGACGATCTGAGCCACTTTGTGCTAGGGTGGTTAGCGTGGGTCAGCTTGTACACAAAAGGTGCCTGTGGCGTTTCTAGCAGCCTGTGCGTCGCTGACATCATCTGAGATTGCTCAAGAGGCATTTTAACGGTATGCGAGTCTGCTAGGTCCCGCGCTGCTTTCCATGGGTCTTCATGGGTATAAAATAGGTTCACTGCTACTTTCTCCTTTCGTTTATCAATTGTGCCAGTTGCCTGTGGTCATCCAGAAGCACACTAGCGTTTCCCAATGTTACCACAGCATGGCGACCTAGGTCTAGCAAGATCTTCTGAAGAAATGCTACGGCCTCCCGGTGTTGTGCCTCTGTAAACTGCCTACCTTCTACTTTGATTTTCAACCTATGCGGTCCTCCTCTGCTAACATGCGTTCACGTTGTGCTGTGTTTAGGACGTCCAGTGCAGCGACTAGGGACCTCACGTCATCTTTGGACAGTCCCGGTTCAGTCTCCCGGAACTCAAGTAGCAGCATGAATAGGTCTAGGACCTCAACCCGTGTGAGTCTATGTTTCATTGTGTCGTCTCCTGTTTAAATGTTTTTAACGAATACGTGACAGTCTTTTCTTGTGGGATGCTTGTAAAGCTTATAGTTTCCTTTGAGGTAAACACTGGCTGCTTGTGAGACTTTCCCGTAGTTTGCCTTGGTTACAATGAACCAGTGACCTTTACCCATGCTTTTAAATAGGTCCTCCCAAGTGTTCTGTCGTGACTTTTGAATCATTGGAACAGGTGCCTTGCGTGTGCGTTGTATTCTAAATGTAGACATTTTAGTTCTCCTATAGTTTTATGATGATTTCTTTTGAATCTCTTGGTGTGATCTTGTCACCTGTTTTGACATAGTAGCCGTCTGCCGCTGCCTGTTCGATGGCAGAGTATGCACTAGGTGCACGATAGGTGCCTTTATTAGTCCAACTGAGGCCATCGCTAGGCAACCAGTCGGCTTTGGGCACACTGGCCCAGATTGTGTAAAACTGTAGTTTCATATGATGAATACCTCGATTAGGATGATGGTTCCAAAAATAGCACAGGAGCCTAGGAAAGACAACAGGGCGTCAAGTGCTACTGTTTTGCAGAGTTTAGCCTTTGTCATTATAGACCACCCTGTCGTAGAAATTATAGGACAAGGGTCCTGCTGCCTGATATACAGCATCAACAATCTCTGGATACTCTGCTTCAATCTCCTCAATTTTTTGGTACGCGAATACGTCATTAGTTTTGACGGTACGTTCTACTAGCTGCAAGTACTCTTTTATCAATTCGTTCATGCTACGCTACCTCCATATCTGTTACGTAATGGTCCGCTAGTTCCTGCCAGTTGACTACACCTAAATCTATCAAATCCTGAAACATTGGGGGCACTTCTGATTCTTCAAGCATTCCCCAGATCGTTTCCTCTATATAGTCAGCAAGTAAATGCTCACCGTCGTTCGCTACCTCTTGGAAATAATCGCCCATCCAAAGATTGATTACCCATGTTTCTCTGTTTGTCCATCCGTTATAGTCTGTCTTTGTCATGTTGTGTTGCTCCTGTGTTGTGAATTGTGAAGATACTACAGCAAAGCCCACGCTGTCAACATGGGCAGTGCTTTAGTGTCTTTTAACTTTCACCGTGTCTCTTTCTGTTTCTCTTTCCCAATCCCATGTAGCAACCCTAACAGGTTCTTTGCCCCACTCAGGAAGATTAAGTTCGACTTTGATTACTTTTCCAACTCGTCTTTCGACGTATCCAGAGGCCCTCATTCCGTCATGGTCATAGGGTCCAGTCTTGACCCAACCTCCCGTAGTTACCTTTTCCCACTCAAGTCTGCCTTTTAGGTGTCCTTTTCGCTTGCCTCTGACGTATCGAGGTAGGCCGTCAACAACATCATCACCTAAGTATCTTCTAGCCATGCCCTCAATAAATTCAGAGGACATATAGCCGCCTCTGTACTCTATCGCTGCTCTTTGCGTCATCTTGTGTTGCTCCTTGTGTAGTTAATCGATGTAGTAACTCTAGCAGACTGGACAACCATTGCAACCCCAAAGAATAACTATTTGTTACAGTGATGGACCACTATATAAACTCATGATGTCTCTTGTGTTGTGCCTCGTGTCGTGCTAGGCGATCTGAGGGTCCAACATAGGCCCACACACTTGTCAACCCTAGTTTTTCACATGCAACAACCATGCCAACAACTAAAGTGGCACACAAGTTGCAACCCATGCAAAACTCGTGCCAACTTTAGACATGGCACACAAGTTGCAACCTATGCAAAACCCATGCCAACTCTTGACCTGGCACGAATGTTGCAACACTAGCAAAACTCATGCCAATCCTAATGTTGGCACACTTGTTGCTACGCAAGAATCATGCCAATTGTTGGACAAATGTTGGACCGGGGGAGGGGGTCAACGCGTGTCGTCGGTGGTGGTTCCTACCTAAGCACAAAATAGGTGAAAATTAGGAATATTACACCGTGTTTCAACGACTGTAACTACTTGATTCAACACGTAGTTGTTACTCGTGCCGCCCAAAGGTAAAAATAGCTTGACTTATGTGAAGACTTATGTTATACTATAGTTGTAATTAGGGACAATTTGTGTTATGACCACTGAACCGGAGGTTAAGCCTCCTGAAATTAAAAAAAGAGGTCGTGGCAGACCCCGGAAGTCAGAAGTAGCTGCTGTAAAACCCGGTAACAAGGGTAAAGTAGGCAGACCAAAGGGTGACGCTGCTATAATCAACGAGTACAAAGCTCGTATGTTGGCTTCACCGAAGTCAAAGAAAGTCCTTGAGACTATTTTTGATGCTGCACTTGACAACGACCATAAGAATCAGGCTTCTGCTTGGAAGCTAATTATGGACCGTATGTTACCAGTAGGTGCATTTGAGAAGGAAGTAGTGAAGGACGGTGGTAGAAACGCCATACAGATCAACATAACAGGTGTTGGTGCTGTAGACGTAAGCGACCCTAGTGACGTAATCGAAGGAGAAGTAGTTGATGAGTCTTGAGTTTTTTACACTGGAAGAGTTCAACTGCAGAGTCACTGGTGACAACAAGATGGAACCAGAGTTCCTACAGAAGCTTGATCGTTTACGTGGTGAGTGTGGGTTCCCGTTTGTCATAACAAGCGGTTATAGACACCCCATTGAACATCCTATAGAGGCTAACAAGGAAGTTCCGGGGACCCATGCTCAGGGCATTGCTGCAGACATCCAAATCAACTACGGCGGTCATCGCTTCATCATTGTTCAAAAGGCACTTGAGCTTGGCTTCACGGGCATAGGCATTGCTAAGACCTTTGTCCATGTGGACACACGAGGCACAACTCCAGTTATGTGGCTCTACTAATGTTTTTCACACAGCATAAAACACTGACTGACGATGCTGAGACAACAGTTCTCACTATCCCCAATGGTTTTACTTTACACATCAATTATATCTTTGTAGCTAACCACGGCGGTAGCACTAACAGCATAGATCTCTGGTGGGAAAACAGTGCCGGTGTAGACCAAATGTACTTCTTTGACGGCACAAGCATCAATTCAGGATCTAAAGAAATCTTAGGTGGGCAGTCGGAAACTCCTATATTTGTTTTACATCAGGGAGAAGTAGTAAAGGCAAAGGCCGCATCTTCAGGCGACATAGAAGTAGCCTTTACTTTTAACCTAGTAAATCAACCGTCTTTCTTAAACAACTACAACTAATAGATGGCAACTGATCTTGACATCCAGTTACTGCCTTGGCAGCAGGAAGTGTGGGCTGACGATGCTAGATTTAAGATAGTAGCAGCAGGTAGACGTACGGGTAAGTCAAGGCTTGCTGCTTGGCTGCTGATTGTTAATGCTTTGCAGACTGAACGTGGACAGGTGTTCTACGTAGCTCCAACACAGGGTCAGGCCAGAGACATCATGTGGCAGACTCTGTTGGAACTGGGTCACCCTGTAATCTCAGGCAGCCACATTAACAACTTGCAGATCAAGCTGGTCAACGGTGCCACCATCAGCCTCAAAGGTGCCGACAGACCAGAGACTATGCGTGGTGTGTCACTGAAGTTCCTAGTGTTGGACGAGTACGCAGACATGAAGCCTGACGTATTTGAGCAGATCTTAAGACCAGCACTGGCTGACCAAAAGGGCTGCGCTATGTTCATAGGTACGCCTATGGGTCGCAACCACTTCTACGAGTTGTACAAGTACGCAGACTTAGGTGACGACGAGACTTACAAAGCATGGCACTTTACTTCCTATGACAACCCGTTGCTTGACCCGGAAGAAATCGACATTGCTAAGAAGTCTATGTCAAGCTATGCGTTTCGTCAGGAGTTTATGGCGTCATTTGAAGCTCGTGGGTCAGAAATGTTTAAAGAGGACTGGGTAAAGTTCGACGACGAAGGTATTGACGAAGGAGACTACTACATTGCAGTTGACTTGGCAGGTTTTGAAGAAGTCAACAAGAAGCGTACTAAAAATGCTAAACTGGACGAAACAGCCATTGCCGTGGTCAAGGTTAATCCTAATGGTTGGTACGTTGACAATATTATTTACGGGAGATGGAGCCTTGACGAGACAGCAGCCAAAATATTTCAGGCTGTTAGAGACTACAGGCCCGTTAGCGTTGGTATCGAAAGAGGCATAGCAAAGCAAGCAGTAATGTCTCCTCTAACGGACTTACAGAGGCGCTACGGGACGTTCTTCAGGGTTGAAGAGTTGACCCACGGTAACAAAAAGAAGACTGACAGGGTGATGTGGGCGTTACAGGGCAGGTTTGAGAATGGCTTTGTGACACTCAACAGAGGCGAGTGGAACTCTAGGTTCTTGGACCAGCTATTTCAGTTCCCGGACCCACTAACTCACGACGACTTGGTTGACGCTT